TCAAGAGCTCATGCAAAGGGATGCCAGTTGAATGGTGGTTTCCAGAACATCCACCAACATCAGAGCAGAGTTTCAATGCAACTCGAGCTGTAGAAGTGTGTAAAACATGTATTGATATTGAGGCATGCGGAGAGTTCGCTATTCAGAACCCAAGAGTGATTGGTATTTGGGGCGGTATGTCTTGGAAGCAGAGGCAGAGAATCCGTGTCGTTAGACAAAGAAACGCTGCTCATAGCCGAATTGAGGAAGAGAAAAAGAAACAACGTGCGATTGCTGGAGAATTGAAAGTACGGCAGGCGCAATGATTTCTCGTGCTGTAGATGATTTCCTTGGGCGTCTTGATGGCGTAAAGCCTGCTGGTGACAATCAATGGTCTGCTCGTTGCCCGTGTAGAAACGATGACCAAAATCCGTCTCTTAGTATTTCTCAAGCCAAAGACACTGGCGATGTGCTTGTTACGTGCCACAGAGGCAACGGTTGTGACACGAATCAAATTTGCGATGCGCTTGGAATGAAAGTCGGGAAGCTTTTCAATAAGGCTCACGAGGGTGGATGGAGCGATACGCCGAAGAAGTACAAGGAGAGCGTTTTGCCACAAGTACAGAAAAAGTCTACGCGAAAGCTTGTTGCTACTTATAAGTTCCGTGATGAAAACGGAACACTCATGTATGAGAAGTTGCGATATGTGGATGAAAACGGCAAGAAGTCTTTTGGCCATCGTCGTCCAGACCCAGACATGCCTGGTGAATATATCTATGACGCTAAAGGCGTGCAAAAGATTCTTTATCGACTACCAGAAGTATTAAAAGCTATTAAAGAAGGCGAACCTGTATGGCTTGTTGAGGGTGAAAAAGACGTTGATACTCTCGTAGCTAAGTACGGTGTATGCGCGACAACAATGTCTAGCGGTGCTGGTCACTGGGAGTCTGAATATTCGCAAGTTCTGTCTGGGGCAACTGTTCTTGAGATTATTGCAGACAATGACGATGCTGGTAAAACGCATGCAATGAGTGTCGCGGCCCAAGTACGTGCACTTGGTGGCAATGTCAACGTGTGGGTTTCTCCTCATGGCAAGGACATCACAGACCACATCAATGCTGGGTATCAGCCGGATGAACTTAGCGAACTTGATTACGAGATTCCTCAACAGTCCGCAGAGCTGGAGTCAGAAGAAGAAGAGTCTGTTGGAGAGAGGATTCTTGATGTTGTAACTTCTGTTGTTTCTAACGGCGATTTGAGTCTTGAGCAAATGCTCAATCGCGTAAGCGTAATGCTTAGCTCAATGTCGCAGAATTCTGATGATGACACTGGTCGTTTGTATAACTGGCAGAAGTTCTTGGAGGATTACAAGGACAGAGGATACGAGTGGATTATTCCAGGCTTGCTAGAGAAGCAGGAGCGCGTGATTGTTGTGGCGGCTGAAGGTGTTGGTAAAACAATGCTCGCTAGGCAAGTGGCTATTTGCTCCGCTGCTGGAATCCACCCATTCACATTCCAGCCAATGGAACCAATCACAACCTTGATGATTGACCTTGAAAACCCAGAGCGCATTATCCAGAGAACATCCAACAACATCATGCGCGAAGCACTCAAGATGGGTAAAACAAAACAGTTAGACGCGCATCTTTACATCCAGCCAGCAGGTCTTGACTTGACTAGCTCCAAGGATAGAGCGCTTGTTGAGCGACTATGCCAAGAGATTAAACCGCAATTGATAGTTTTGGGACCTCTTTATAAGGCCTATGTAGACAATGGTAATAAAACAAGCGAAGCTCTTGCTGTAGAGGTGGCAAAGTTCTTGGATAGAATTCGCGATGTGTATGGTTGCGCCTTATGGCTTGAGCACCACGCTCCACTCGGTTCAACCTCATCAAGTCGCGAACTCAGACCTTTCGGTTCATCTGTTTGGTCACGTTGGCCAGAGTTTGGTATTTCTCTCACCCCAGACCCAATGGCTCTTGATGGGTACGTTTACCAAGTCAATCACTTCCGTGGTGCTCGCGATAACCGAGCATGGCCAATCAGAATGAAGAGGGCCGTAAGGTTCCCATTCGAGACATTAGAATTCATGAAAATGAACTAATCTAGGAGTATGGCAGGTTCACAAAAACCGCTGACTAGAGAATTCCTAGCAGAGCGAGATTTACGTATTTTCAAGATGCGTCAAGCTGGCGTATCTGTTGGAGAGATTGCCAGACGTTTCAGCATCACCTCGGCTACTGTTGGCACGGCTGTCCGTAGGCAGCTTGAGAAGCTCAATAAAGAAGCGCTCATGGCATACCCAGAAGTCTTGCGTATGGAGCTTGAAAGACTGGATGCTTTGCAGACTGCAATTTGGCCTTTGACTCAACCACGCAAACAGACTCTGGATGATGGAACGGAAATAATTGCTGAGCCAGACCTAAAAGCAATACAGCAGGTGCTGTCTATCATGGATAGGCGTTCAAAGCTGCTTGGCATGGAACAGAACAACGTGAACATCCAGATGGATGTTGGTTCTAGTGCTCCGATTAGAGCAACCCTTGCAGGTGCAATACCTGTTACAGCAGCCGAACAGTTCAGTCCAGAGGCAGAGGCCAAGAAGCTATTGGCAATCATGGGCTCTTCTGGTGTAATCTCCAAGGACTATATTGATAAGCTCCTCGGTGAGGTTGGTGAATTAGCACCAATTGTGGACGCAGAAATAATCGAAGATGACGAAGAGTTTGATGACTGAGATAGACATCATTGATTGGCTTGAAAGCAGGGTCCCAGCAAGCGACTCTGAGCTAAGGTTGCATTCAATGGCGGTTATAGAAATTGTGAAACTAAGGAAACGGGTGAATGAACTTGAACGAGAGCTGGAACAACGCAATACTGAAGGTGAAGGCATCTTTGTCGCACATGAATGAACCTAACGACATGGCATCTGACAACATTGAAGCCGCAATGGATAAAGTCGCCGAGAACATCTCAATGGGCAGGCGCTCGAATACGGGCTCAAAACCTGGCGAACCAGCACAGAAGCAGGTCATTATTCGTACGTCTGAACGCAACCATGACAGGTGGAAGCAGGCAGCTGAAATTCAGGGTGTTTCTTTGGCTGAGTTCATTAGGGCATTGGCTGATGCAGAATCCGCCAGATTGCTTGAATGCACCCATCCAGAGCAGTTCATTGTTCGCTATCCATGGATGACAAAGTGCAAGAAGTGCGGAGAGCGCTTAGACCAGTAGACTGCCGTCATGATTATTGACTACATCTCATTCAACGATTTTCTAGCAGATGCAAGTATTCAGTTTGAAAGACTTAGTTCTGCTGACGCAACAATCAGATATGGACAGGTTTATTTCAACTTACTGAATCAGTCGCGCCCTGAGATTGCTGCAAAGCTGAGAGGTTCAGCACTTGACCCATTCCATAGAGAATTAGTTGATGACAAAGTTCATGCTTTCGTAGAGTACTTGTGGTAGCCCTATATGAAACTAGATTCTTTAGATACGCCGGTAATACATAAAAATATACCCATAGGAGAAGTTCCTCGCACTCCTGCAATACCTTATACCGCTGAGGAAACGGAAGTTGCAGACAATATGCTTCTTCTGATTGCATCAACAATAGGTAGCCCTGTTGCTTATAAGCAAGAACAGGATGGGCGATTGATTCAGAACATTGTGCCTGTGTTTAAGACCGAATCTCAACAGATTTCAACATCCTCGAAGGTCACGCTTCAGCTTCATACAGAGACAGCCTTCCACCCATACAAGCCAGACTTTGTCTTACTTATGTGTCTGCGTGGCGACAAAACAGCTTTTACGACTTATGCCGATATCTCTGACATAGTTGAATGTCTTTCCCCTGGCGCAATAGAAGAGCTGAAGAAGTCGCAGTTCATAACCAAGGTTGATGACAGCTTTCGCATGCATGGCGAGCCAGACGTTGAACTGACAAAATCAATACTCTCGGAAGACGAAGAAGGGTTCACAATCTGTTTTGATGAGTTCTTTATGAGAGGCAAGACCGAGCCTGCTAAAGATGCACTTGACGAGTTAATAATCGCTATAGCCAAGTGCACCCAAAAGGTCGCGCTTGAAGCTGGGGACGTCATGGTTATAGATAACCGAAGGACTGTTCATGGCAGGCTGCCATTCAACCCCAAGTACGATGGGTACGACAGATGGGTTAAGAGGCTGATGGTTATTTCCGAGCCCCCACCAGATAGCGAAAGGGACGGTTTTGTTGTAACAACGGAGTTCACATGCTCCAGTTAGACAACCCGCCTGAGCTATTTTCCATGATGTAACGAGCGACCATCAGGTTGCAATGGATGGTCTTGAGACCCTGCATCTTGTTCTCTACAGCATTCTCTCCGCAAACCTTGGCCGTTACTGACCTCCATGAGGAGTTGATTTGGAGGAGGCCTGTATCGTATGAGCCGTTTTTGTTCAGGGCATAGGTCATATTGCCATTGGCGTCCCATGTGGCGTTCTGGGCCTTAGGACGGCATCCAGACTCTCTCCAAGCGATGTAGGACCACGTTTGGATTGGATATAGCCCATACGCCTCGAAGACTGGTTCTAGGCGCGGACAACGCTTCTGAGGGTCTTCTGGGACAGCCTTACGGCGACCATCGTGGTCGTTGCGGACTGGGGCCATTTGAGGCAGGTCTTTCTGTGCCCTAAAGGAGGCTTCGGTTTCCCGGATTGCCTGTCCTTGGCTGATGACAATGTCATCTACCTCTACTGAGATTTCTGTAATTTCCACGGTCTGACCGGACTCGTGTGAAACATCAATACTGCTGCTTGGGATAACCATCCCGGTTATAAAAAAGAGTAAAGAGATTCCATATCCGTGAATTGTTTGCAATTTCCTTTTCCTTTGTTTGGGGAATAAAGCGCGGGCGTAAACTGCAATGCCCTATGTGAGTTAGTAACTAATCTCCATACAAAATTATACCCTTTGGTGTCGGGTAATCCCAACTTTTGTCAACCAATCTGGGTAAAACAACCTCGTATGGCCCTTATGTTTATT